CTATCGAGGCAGCGCGATACCCGTGGTAACCGGCTGCCACGGCGCTTCATGGCCACCCAGGTAATGCTCGGTCATCGACGCGTTGCCGTGTCCCATCAGTGCTTGAATCTGCTCCGTGGACCAGCCCGCATCGCGCAGCAGCGCGCCACCCAGGCTGCGGATCTCATGGAAGGTTGGCGGCGCTTCGCCACCCACGCCGGCAGCATCGCGTGCCTTTGCGAACGCACGCGACAGCTGCTCGGGCAGCACCTGCGTGTGGTGCGCTCTGTCCTTTGCGCGCTTGTCGCTTGGCCTGGCCTTTTCCGGCAGGCGATGGATCACGAACGGCGAAACCACGTCATCGCGGCACCGGGCCAGCAGGTCGAGCAGCGGCCCGGCCACGGCGATCTGTAGTCGAACGTTCGTCGAGCCCTCGGTTTTCGACGGCACCACCCACAAGTGGCCGTCGCGCACGTCGGCGAACTTCACCGTCACCACATCCTCGCGGCGCAGCAGCGTCACCAGCGACAGGTCCATGGCGTTGCGCAGCCACGGTGCGGCCTCGTCCCATATGGCCCGGTACACGTCGAGGGTCAGGCGCACGCGCTTCCGCTCATGCTGGAATCGGCGCGTGGCCAGCGCGGGGTTGGTATCTATCCAGCCTTCCTCCACGGCGCAGGCCAGGATCCAGCCCAGCACCAGCCGGAACTGCTGGCGCGCACGGTCGGATTCGGTCACCTCGCGGATGAATGTGGCGCACACCTTCACCGTCACGTCAGCCACGGCCTTCGAACCCAGCCCCGCCTCGATGCGGCGGATCACGCTTTCGTAGACCTCGGCCGTCTTCGGCGCCCACTTCCTGCCGGGCACGTCATCGCGGCGGAACACGACAATCGCATCAGCCACCGTCTCGCCGGGCGTGATGACCCGTGCGACCAGGTCGTCGGTCGGGATCAGCAGCGCATTGAGCTTCTTGGCCGCGGCGAACGCGCGGACCTGATCGGTGCCCATCCACGTCTCTTTCTTCGTGACCGGGTGCCGGTATTTGAACCCGTCCCGGTTGGGGTACAGGTTGGCCGGCCATCCCTGGCGGCTCTTGCTTCGTTGCCTCGGTGCCATCGTCAGGCCGCCTCACCCAATACTCGCGCGACAAGATCATCGCCGCCGGCGAGCCATTCGTGTTCGTCGATGAACCAGGTGCCGCCGACCTTGCGGCCGGGCAACTTGCCCTCGCGCAGCAGCCGCTGCAGCACCTGCATGGACAGGCGGCTGCCTTCTTCGAAGTAGCGGGCCAGCCACCGCTCGGGGGTCATCAGTTGCATGCTGGTCTCCTTCAGTTCGTGGCCAGCGCAGCGCGCAGCTGCTCGGTGGCCTGGGTTGCTGCCTCGCGCAGGCGCTGGATTTCCTCCGCCTGCTCGATGATTCGGTTCGCCGCGACCACCAGCTGCTCGCGCAGCACGTCCTTGGGCGGCTGCTTCATGCGGCGCGGTTCGCGGGGGAAAAGCAGAGAGGTAACTGCATTCATCCGAAGCACTCCCCTTCATCCGCTTGGCACAGCATGCCGTCGGTTTCGAGGACGAGCTGCCCCTGGTCCTGAAGGAAAATCCGAAGTTCCTTCCGAGAGTAGCGCTTGGAAAACTTCCCTCCGGCTCCACTGGTAAGGCCGCTCGCCAGCTCCTCCATTTCCTCCCACCATGCAGCTCGCTCAGGGTGGTCCACTGCCAACCTCGCGACTATCGATTCCGACTTTAGGAAGCATCCATCGCAATTCCCGTATGGGGTTTTCCCGTTGTCGTTCAAAAGCTGCAGGTCGAAGGGCTGCGTTGACCAAAACTGGGAAACGTCCTGCTTTACGATCCCCGCGTCAGCCATCGGATTCCATGTCGTCCAGCGCTCTTTGGGCTTTGGCTTGTTCAATCGCCGCTGTTCATCGGCCCTCAGTCCAGTGCAGTTGGTCCATTTCTTCCATCCCTTTGCCAAGAGGAACCTCTTCGCGGCGCGAATTTTGAGCTCGGTTGTGCAGAAGCGAGCACGCACGTTCGGCAAGAACTTCCGCTTCCTAATGAGCGCCTCGAACGGCTCACCATTCCGAGCAGCGCTGGCGTGGTCAACGACAATGAAGCCCGGTGAATCTGGCAGGTACTCCAGCCATTCAATTTTTACACCCCACCGATTCCCGACCTCGTGCACGAAATCAAGGGTCTCCGGCATTTCGCGGCCTGTGTTCTGGAACGTGACTACGGCGCGCTCCGGGATAGATCCGTTGGCTTCAAGAATCTGGTGAAGCATGTAGCCACTACTGCGGCCGCCCGAAAAAGCGATCTGAACATTACCCTCGGGCAACAGATACGGGTTCATGCGAACAGGTCCAGTTGGGCCGGCATTGCCGGCGGCGAGGGTGGAGCGGCGACTGCCAAGGACGCGGGCCTTACGCGGATCAGGCACTCCCCCTCGCCTCGCATCTGCCACGGTCTGCCGGCAATGGGCACAAGGTCGTGGTAGCCACCACCACCGCCCACGCGGTCCTTGACCTTCACCTGGTAGTAGTCGCGACCACCGAACTGCGTGTGGTGGCCAGCGCGTGGCCGCACCGAAACGACAGTGAAAATCGGGATCAAACGATGCCACTCACTGGCCCGCACCTCGTCTTCGTAGTGCCACGAGCCATCCAGATGGCGGTCCATCGAGATAACCTGGTCGCCCACTTTGAATGGCTCCAAGCTCTCGACGTCGCCGTGCGCAGACTTGTGGATCGGTGGGAAGAAATCGCGGATGGCGAAGAAAAGCCCGCGGCCGTTCGCATCTGTGAACTCGGCAATGGGGAAGTAGGCAACGGCGATGCCGCCTTCCCGCAGCAGGTAGAAGGCGGAGCCACACGGGGTCGGCCCGGCGGCCTCGTGCTTCCGCAGCGACTGGCGCGACCAGCCGCTTTCCAGAAGGTCCAGGACGACGCGCTCTGCGAGATCCATTCCGATCTCCCGGTGCATCACCCGATCGCGTTGTGCCTCAGCCATGAGCGCACCTCCGCCAGCACCAGCGCAGCCCGGCCCGCGCGGCGCGGCATGCGCGGCTGATCGCCCACAGGGTTGCGATGCCGGCCGCAAACCCGGCCAGGGCGAACACGTGGACCATTGCAGCGGTGAGCAGCTGGTCAGTCATTGGACGACGCGCTCCACGTTGGCGAGGTCTTGTATGCTGAGAAGTGGGATGGCTGTGACAGGGGAGTTAAGTGGTCGAGCGAGCGCGATGGCACGAGGACTGGAACTTCAAGATCAGGGGAAGAGACGTAACAGTCCGTGTAGCTACCGATGGCCCCGGCAGGGGCGAGGTCACTGCTATCCACGTGATCTATGGTCCCAGCCAGACCGGCTTGGCCATTCCGGTGACTTCGCAGAAGGATGCTATGGAGAAGGCCGAGGCTTTGCTTAGCGATTTGATGGGCTTGAACTGGTACTGATCTAGCGCCCAGGGGCGACGAGATCTTGTTTGCATCGCCCACAGCTGTGTGTCTCTGTCCAGAACCAGCACGTGCCGAGGCTGAGCAGTTCAGCCCGGGAAGTAAGGCGAGTGCTGGAATCTGTTCCGCGACATGGATTTGACAGTACGATTGCGCACCGCATGTCTTCTGGGGAGCTTGGATGTACGTCGAGGTGTACCGCCGCTCAGGGTTATGGGCCCAACTGACGGGCACTGTTGGCTGGCGATGGCGCCTGCGCACATTCGACGGCGTGACGTTAATCGACGCACAAGAGACTTTCTCGGACCGGCGCAGTTGCCTTGCACTGGTGGCCCTGTTGATTTCAGGGCTCAATGCTCGTGTCGTGGACTCGCAGGTCAAGCGTGTCCTGCGCCGGAGTGGTGAAGACTGGCTCGAGGGTGAAGAGTTCAACCCAGCCGTGCTTTGAAAGGTAAGGGGAGCGCTCATCCTGTTGGCCCTCATGCAGCACCTGCCTGTGCGCGTGCTGTCCGGCGGGCTGCAGCGACGGCGCCGGCTGCGCTCTTGCCTTGCCGCAGGACGGCATTGGCGGCGATGCTGGAGGCGATGACGACCTCGTAGGGGAGGAGGCCCCAGCGGCGCCCGGCGCGGGCGACGATGCCGGCGGCGGCAGCGGCGCGCTGAGCGTTGGAGTGGCGGGCGACGACGGCGCTCATGCGGCGGCCGCCGTACTGCTGCGCAGTTCCAGCGCAGCCTGCTGAATATCCAGGGCGAGGCGATCAGCCTCCTCCTGCTCAACGTACAGGCTGGCGGCGCCCACCTTGATGGCGACCATGCCGACTGCGGGCATTGCTACTACGGAAGGCGGCGCCTTGCTGACGCCGAGGGACAGGGTTGCCATTGCTTGATCTCCTGCGCCGGCCCCGGGATGGGGTGGTGTTGGGCTGCAGGGGAACAATAGCGACGCTATCTACACGCGTCAACAGCAATGCTATCTAAACTTCGATCTTATAATTAACAGGTTCAGGTTTTGCCGGGGCGAGCGGCTGGCGACTCGCCCCAGTCGTTACCCGTATCGGCTCCGTAGCAGGCCGGCATCCTCAAACGAAACACCATCGCGGATGCAATCTTGAGCGCGCTCCAAGTCCTTGTGGAGCTGGATAAGATCTTCGTCAGGAAGCTGTTCGATACCTGCGAGTCCGAAGCAGGCTTGATCGACAACAACCTGCATTTGCCCACCCCAGCGGCGCACCAAGTGGCGAATCATCCTGCAGTGTGACTCGCGCACCATCACATCCATTCTGGTCTGTGCTTCCGCCAGCATTTGCGCGGCGCTGAGTTTGTCAGGCCGTGCGACGCTTCCTACCGCTGCCAGCTTCGGCTTTACCCCCAGCTTTCGCTGTGCGCGCAAAGCGATCAGTTCCGCCAGCTTGTCCATCTCCCGATCCAGATCCATCAACAGCTCCCCCTTCCTTTCGCATTTCAGCAGCAAGCGCAACTCGGATTGCTTGGGCGAAAAGGTCTGGAGCCTGCTCAACGTCGAATTTCTCGCCGATGGCCAGACCCAGTGCTTTCCGAGCAACTTCGATCGCGTTGAGAACGATAGCTTCGTTCAGTCGCGACGGTTGCGACACCTGAAAGTGCTCACGAAGTCGTGCGTACTCGGCGCTGATCAAATGAGGTTCGGAGCCTATGACAGCCGCTAGGAGTTCTGCCTTGTCCCAAGGGACCGGGCGATGGCCGCTCGCGAACTGCGAGATGAAGCCCGGGCTCACGTCCAGGCGCTCAGCCACAGCAGCTTGCGTATGACCTGACGCGGCGAGCGCGCCAGTGATTGCAAGCCCTTCGGGAGTTTTGGGATTAGCTGGCCTAGGCATATAGCAATGCTATTTGACTAGGTTCAGAGTCGCGATCAGCAGTGCTATTTACATGGATAGATAGCACTGCTATGTTTGCCGCATGACGACGCCAATCCTCAAGGCAATTGAAGTGCTCGGCGGACAAGCCGCCATGGCCCGAACCCTCAGCGTGCATCCGGCGCTCGTGTCCCAATGGGCTACGGGCCGTCGGCCAGTGGCTGCACGGCACATTCTGGCTATCGAAGCTGCGGCCGGAGTATCGCGACATGTGCTTCGGCCGGATGTGTTTGGTGAAGGCGAGGCCTCCGAGGAGCGCCAAGTAACCGGTAGTAGTGCAACCAAACGCGCGCTGCGCGCAAAGCTGGGCCTGAGCACCGACAAGCCGCTGGCAAAGGTTCTGCAGCTGCCTGTCGAAGAAGTGAGCGCCTGGGCGGACGAGGACATGGTCCCGGCCTCGCCCCAGGTACTTCAACTGCTTGGGCACTCCGAGCAGGAGCCTGCCAAGCCGGCAAACGACGACCCCGATGCAGACCGCATCGCACCGATTGAGGTGGCGTGATGGGCTACAGCCGAACCAAGCGCTCGCCTGTCGCAACCACTTCAAATCCGTCGGCGTCGGCATTGACGGCGCTGCCGTCGGCAAGCGTGTGCCTTGCCATCCCCTCGATCCAGCTTGGCCCGTCGAGGTCCGAGGTGTCGATGCGGGTGAAGTGCTTGATGACCCACACCCTGCGGCCGTCCGCGCCGCGAGTTTCGATTTGTTCCGTCTCCATGGAGAACCCCAATGTCTGACCAGACCCCCGAGCAGGTGCGGGAGCACCACCTGTCGCGCATCCGCGAATACGCGGAGCGGCACGACCTCGCTGGCGAGGATATCGCACTGATCTTCAATGCTGGGCTGGCTGCCGCCCGCACTCTGCGGCCCGCGCTCTTCGAGCAAGCGGCTCCCGGCCGTCGTCCCTGAATTGTTGATCTCCATGGCGCCCATCCTGCGCCGCCCCCGAGAGCCTGTCATGAAGCCCAAGCCCCATTTCCTGCCCAAGCGCCAGACGGTGATCTACGGATTCACCGAGCAGATGCTGCGCGACACCGGCACCAACCGCCGCAGCTTCGCCATGGTGGTGGCCGATCAGTACCTGTCGATGTACGCGCAGGACGACCGTGAAGTGCCGTTCCGCATCACCCTCGGCGGGGAGGGGGACGGCGACGCAGACAAGAAGCACAACGGCCAGATCCTGGGCCGCTACTTGGACGGCGTGGTTAAGACGCTTCCGGCTGATCTGGAAGACGCTTGGGTGCAGAGCCTGCCCGAGCCCTACCGCAGCAACTGCGAGCGCGCGCTTGGCCGTCGCCGAGGCATTCTGCCGATCCGCATGGATGCTATCGAAACGGCGGCAGACACGGTGGGTGTGGGCCAGCTGATGAAGGACTTCGGCGACCTCTGCGCAGCGATCAGCCCCGCCGTGGCCGATGGGGTAATTGACGATAAGGACCGTCCGCACGGGCACAAGATCATCAACGAGTGCGATGACATGGTGATCAGTGCGTTGACGTTCCGCAAGGCGGTGATCCGCGCAATGGGCTTGGAGCAGAAGGCATGAACCATCCGGCCCGCTCCACTGATCCGCAGTCCAGCCACATCGCCGCCGTCGACCTCGCTGCCAGCGGCGCGCTGCGCGTCCAGCACGCCAAGACTGAGGCTGCGGTAATCCGCCATCCAGGCCACAGCAGTCTGCACCTGTCGACGCTGACTGGCCTTGACCGCCACATGCTGGGCCGTCGACTGCCCGAGTTGGCCCGAGAGGGGCGCATCTGGCGCGGCCCAAGCGCGCCGTGCGCAACCACCGGCAAGCCCGCATGCACCTGGTGGCCGGTGGCGCCGGGCGAAAACATGACGCTGGGGCTCTGACATGTCGACCATCATCATGTCGCAGTGCTGGCCGCTGCAGGGCCTGAGCGTCACGCAGAAGGCTGTGCTGATCTCGCTGGCTGATCAGGCCAACGACGATGGTGTGTGCTGGCCGGCGGTGGGCACCATCGCCGCTCGCTGCTGCATGTCGGCGCGCGCTGTGCGTACGGCAATGGATCATCTGGAGGCCGTCGGCCTGCTGACCCGTGACCGCCGGTTCAACAGCAGCACGGTCTACAGGGTCACTCCGGCCAACTTCGACAAGGCCGCTGCGCCGTCGAAGGCTGGCCGCAAGTCTGGAAAAGCAGGTGCTGCACCGGGCGCAGGGGATGCGCCCCATGCAGGGGGTGCGCCCGCTGCAGGAGGGGATGCGCCCCATGCAGGGGGGGATGCACCGGGCGCAGGTCTAGGGGTGCGCCCCGTGCCGCCTAACCGTCATATAACCCTCAATGAACCGTCAGGTGAACCGTCATTTCCGGCGGGCCTGCCGGCCGCGCCGCTGGCGGTGGTTTCCGAAACCGACCTGCAGGCCGCGTGCCGTGCCACCTGGGCGGCCTACGCCAGTGCCTACCGTGACCGCCACGGTGTGGCACCGGTGCGCAACGCCAAGGTGAACAGCAGCGTCCGGCAAATCGTGCAGCGCCTCGGCCACGGTGAGGCCCCGCTGGTGGCCGCGTGGTTCCTGACCGTCAACGAGCGCTACGTGGTGCAGAACATGCACGACCTGGGCGCGCTGCTGGCGAAGTGCGAGGCATACCGCACGCAGTGGGCCACCGGTCGGCAGGTGACCGAGGAAGCCGCCCGGCAGACGGACAAGACGCAGACGAACCTTGGCGCCGCCGACGCCGCCAAGGCTCTGCTAGCACAGCGGAGGGCGGCACATGCTGGGTAATCAGGAGCAGGATCGGTTGGTCGATCTGCTGGTGGCCACCGCCGAGGTGATTGGCGACCAGCTCAGCCCGAACGCCGCCGCCTACATGGTTTCGGATCTGGCGCAGTACCCGCTGCCGATGCTGGAGCGCGCGCTGGCGTCGTGCCGCCGGGAGCTGAAGGCGCGACTTTCGCTGGCGGCGATCCTCGAACGCATCGAGGACGGCCACCCGGCACCGAATGAGGCATGGGCCAACGCGATTCGCGCCGCTGACGAAGGTGCGACCGTGGTGTGGACTGAGCAGACCCGCGATGCCTGGGCTGCGGCGCTGCCGCTGGTGCAGGCAGGCGACAAGATCGCGGCCCGGCCGGCATTCCTGGAGGTCTACACGCGGCTGGTGAAGGAAGCGCGCGCTGCGCACCGCGTCGCCACCTATCAGCTGTCCCTTGGCGGCGACGTTTCCGGTCGGGATAGCGTCCTGCGAGAGGCGGTGGCCGCTGGCCAGCTCATGAAGGAGCAGGTGGATGAGTACTTGGCCCTTCCGCCCGCCACCCCGGCCTTCGACCCGGTGGCGCTGCTGGCCGGAACCGTTGAGGCATCGCCGACCGCGGACGAACGGACCCGTTCGCGCCTGGCTGAGGTCGTCGCGCTGCTGGAGGGCAAAGCCGCATGAGCCCCGATCACTTCAACGTCGAAGTGCGCCCTGTGAGCGAGCCGGTGGCCGAGGCGGGCTGGTATCTGGCCTACGGCTACGGGATCAAGCCGCTGGTGGTCTACGCGACGCGCGGGATGACTGTCTGGCGCGACGGCATGCGGCTGATCCCGATCACCTGCTATGCCGGCCCGATCCCGGAGCTGCGCTGATGTGGTCAAACGGACCACCTCCAACGCGGGCAGAGGACGAACGCATCCGGGTGGCGAAAAGAGGTCCTTGCATGGTGTGCCTGCTGCTCTACATGCGGGATCTGCTGCCGAAGGAGCGAGTGATCCGGGGGTGCGAGTACCACCACTGCAAGTCCGGAAACAGCCGGCGCGGCCATGCGTTCGGTTTCGCCATGTGCCAGTGGCACCACGAGCGTAAGCCACTGCAGGGCAGGTCCTTCAAGTGGATGGCCCGGATGTACGGGCACAGCCTGAAGGATGGCTCCCGGACCTTCCACGAGATCTACGGCTCGGACGACGAGCTGATCGACCAACAGACCTACATCAACGAACTGAGGTTGAAGCATGACCGAATCAAAGCGATCTATGGCTGATGTGGCGCGCGCGCTGTTCGAGGCCACCCCGGGGCTGGTCGTGACCTCCGCGCAGGCAAGTGACGCAGCTGGCGTCCAGGGCTGGCGGAAGCGGCAGAACATGAGGCGGACGCTTCACGACCTGGTCGACGCTGGATACCTCGCAAAGGCCGGCACTGGCGAGGTGGCGACATTCCAGGCAACCGGCAACGGTATGCGCCGGAAGTTACGGACGCCGGAGGAGCGGGTGGAGCGGGCGCGCGAGATCAGCCGTGCGTCCAAGGCGCGAGCGCGCGCTGCGCGCCTGGCGGCTGAGCCCGGGGTGGACAAGATGACCATCAACCGGTCGCGCGTCGCGCAGCGTTCCGGTCTGGCGCCTGCGAAGGCGTGGGGCAAGGAGAAGGACGGCCAGCGGCCGGCCGAGACGGTGGAGCAGTTCGAGGCGCGCGGCGGGCAGGTGCAGCGCCTGACGGCCAGCTGGGAGCGGGCTGCATGATCGGCAGTGCAGCGAAGGAGTTTCTGTCGGCCTTGGGGCACCCCCTTGCGGCCCGGATCGTTGATTGGAGGCCCATCGCGGAGGCGCCGCAGGACGGCACGCGGCTGATGCTGTGGGACTCGGAGAGCAAGCGGCCGGTGTTTGGGAGCTGGCGGGGTGACAACCCCAAGATCACGCACTTTGCGGCCGAGCCGGCCGGCCCGGAGGTGCCTTCTTGACGGGCCACAACCGGACAGAGAAAGAGGCCCTCAAAAGGCCCGCACTGAATGACCACGAGGCGCGATCGCGCGCTGCACGAGCAAACCACCAAGGGGAAGGCGCATGGAAATGAGCAGGGCACGCGAGCTGCTGGCAAGCCGCATGGGGCCGAAAACGCAGCGGTTTGACGCATGCGGCGGCGGTGGACGCCCCGAGCTGACGACGCAGGACATTGCCGCCGCCATGGCGTACGTGCAGGACGGGCTCGGTCGGGAGCTGATGGAGGCGCTGTGGTGGCCTGAGAGCGCATCTCGCCGCCGCGAGCATCTGCGCAAAGCGGTAATCGGGCTGGTGGCCCCGGAGTTCATCCGGCAGATGCATGGCTTGGCCAACGCACGGACTGAATTCGGCATCGCCAAGGCATGCATGGGGTGGGGCGGCACCCAGGTGACGGATGCGCAGCGGCGCGAACTGCTGAGGGCCGAGAGCGCGCTGGATGAGGCGCGCGCTGCGGCCTGGCCGAACAACACCATGGAGCAGCTTGGGGTGCTGGCCGGCGCAGTGATTGCGGAAATGGCCAGCTGCGGCTGCTGCAAAGCCTGCGCGGGCACGCGGGTTCAGGCCGCGCCGACTGGGAGCGGTGTCATTGAGTGCGAGGCATGCGGCGGCATGGGCTTGGAGCAGCTCAGCGGGCGCAAGCGCGGGGTGGCGATCGGCGCTGATGATGCAGCGTACCGCCGGTTCTGGCGCCCGGTCTATGAGTGGATGCTGGAGCGCATGCGTAGTGCGGAGCATGTTGCTGCGGAGCAGTTCTCGCGGGCGCTGAATCGCGCCGCTTAGTGAGGACTTGCAGGGTCCGCAGATTGGCGGGCAAATTTACCACCATCCAGACCGCAAGCCCCGGCCCAGCCGGGGCTTCTTCGTTGCATAGGGCTTCAGCAGGTCTCCAGCGCGTCAAAGATCTCCGAACGAGCTTGCAGGGCGGTTTTCTCAGAAGGATAGGCCTCCGACAGCGTGACGCCGGCGACAATGATGTTGACCTGATAGCGACTGCTGCCAGCTTGCGGTCCGTTATCAACTACGTCGCTGATTGCACTGATGTGAGCAAGGCGGATGGTGTAAGTGGCGAAGTAGGTGAAATCGTCGGCGGTCATGCCCAATGGTCCGTTCTGAATAAGTGCCCATCGTGCGCCATGGGCAGCACAAGCACAAAGAAAAGCTGCAGAGATTCCATGAATTCCACGCCCCACTTTGACCGGGGCGTTCTCTTTTTCGGAGGCGCCATGGCGCAGATCGCACCCCAACAGGCAGGCGGCGTGAACGCCGTGGCCTTCCTCGACATGCTGGCCTGGTCCGAAGGTACGGACAACGGCAAGCAGCCGACCAAAGACCGTGGCTACGACGTGATCGTTGGCGGGAAATTGTTCAAGAGCTACGCCGACCATCCGCGCGTGCTGGTGGACCTGCCGAAGCTCAAGATCCAGTCGACCGCAGCCGGCCGCTACCAGCTGCTGCGCCGCTACTACGACGCCTACAAAAAGACGCTCGGCCTGAAGGACTTCTCGCCTCTGAGCCAGGACCTGATTGCGTTGCAGCAAATCCGGGAGCGCCGCGCGCTGCCGCTGATCCAGGCGGGCAAGATCGAGGACGCCATCAAGGCCGTCCGCAAGATCTGGGCGAGCCTGCCCGGCGCGGGCTACGGCCAGCACGAACACAAGCTGGCCGACCTGCTGGCGGTTTACCGCAAGGCCGGCGGGACGGTGGCGCCATGATCGGGGTCGACGTGGATTGGCAGGCGATCGGCACCGCCGTCGGCGGCCTGATGGTTGGGGCTGGCGGTGTGGCGCTGTGGTGGCGCAAGCAGTTCGTAGAGACAGCCAGAGAAGGGGCCGAGGTCAACGTGATCCAGCTGATGCGCGAGGAAGTGACCCGGCTGGGCGAAAGGGTTGGCCGCATGGAGGCCAGGGAACTGCGCCTGATCCGCCACATCTACCGGCTGGAAGGGTTGATGCGCGCGGCCGGCTTGGAGCCGCCGCCGTTTGACCCGGACAGCGACACCATCAGGGCAGGAGGGTCCGAATGAACCGAATCACCATCGCGGTTGCTGCCTTCGTCCTGTGGTCAGGCGCAATGTTTGGTGCTGGCTGGGCGTGGCGTGGCGACCGGGCCGATGCGAGCGACGCCACCCTGCGCGCCGCCGGCGCATCGGCAGTCGCCGACCAGGTGAACCAGATCCGTGCCACCGAGCAGAGCAAGGCTCTGCAGCTGGCCGACATTGGAGCTAAGCATGAAGAAGACCGCACTGCGGCCGCGACCGTCCCCGTTGCTGTTGTGGCTGACCTGCGCGCTGGGCGTCTCCAGTTGCGCGACGACCTCGCCACCTGCCACACCGCTCGCCTGTCCGAAGCTGCCGCCGGCGCCGCCGAACGTGATGCGCGAGCCGAATTACGTCCAGAGGTTGTCGGAGCTGCTGTTCAGATCGTCACCGACGCCGACGACCAGCTCCGAGCATGCCAAGCAGTGATCCGGGTGGATCGCGATCAGCACTGACCGAAATCTGGAGTCAACTTTTATCTGAGGGCCGCCTTGAGCGGCCCTCTGCCGTTTTGGTGCCTCGGATAGGCCGTTGCACCGACTACCGCCGCAAAGGCAACAACTAAGGAGCAATTCAATGAGCAAGAACGAACACAAGGACGACTACATGATGCAGCGCGCAGGCGGTGGCACGATCGATCAGCCGATGGACGATAGTGGCTGGCAGGTCAGCGGCAGCGTCGTGAACGAAAATGGGCGCCCCGTGGGTGCGAGCTTCACCGGCAACATCGACGGCACCGCCGTCAGCGGTGAGGTAAAGACGGGCAATGCGCAGGTCAAGGTGGGCGAGAACGACTCGTTCCTGAATCTGAAGTACCAGAACGAACGCGTCACTGGTACGGTCGGCTACGGCGTGGGTAACGAAGAGGCCCGACTGACCGGCACCTTCGACAGCAACGGCAAGCTGTCTGGCTCCGCCAAGGTCCAGTTCAAGAACACCGCGATCGACATCTCCCCTGCAAGTGCCGGCATCACGTATGACTTCGGCGGTGGTTGGTCCGGAAGCGTCCGACAGGAGTTCGGCGGTGGCATGGGAATCCAGTTCTCCGGCGGCTCGTCCTTTGGTGGTGGCAGCAGCTTCAGCCTGAGCCTGGGCGCTTCGGGGGGCGGTGGCGGCTCGTGGGGCGTGAATGCCAAGTTCCAGCTGATCGTGCTGACGAACTAAGGCCAGGCCCGGCCAGCGAAAGCGCTGGCCGGGCAACTACTTCTGGCGTGTCCAAGCGCCTCAGCAATGCAGGTGACATATTCCGAGGTGCTTCGTCGATGGGACGAATTAACGGGGTGGAGCGCCGCATGCTGGCGCTTGGCCGGCTGAAGACCGGCGAGATGAACAAGACCGAGGCTGCGTATGCCGCGCGGCTGCGTGCGCTGCAGGCTGCGGGCGAGGTCCAGTGGCACCGGTTCGAGGGCATGAAGCTGCGGCTGGCAGACAACACGTTCTACACCCCGGACTTTGCGGTCATGGCTGCCGACGGTGTCATGGAGTGCCACGAGGTGAAGGGGCAGTGGCAGGACGATGCACGGGCCAAGATCAAGATTGCCGCGGCCATGTACCCGTTCCGCTTCATTGCGGTGAAGGTCAGGCCCAAGCGCGACGGCGGTGGCTGGGAAGTGGAGGAGTTCTGATGCTCGCGACAGTGACTGCATCGGTCCGCTTGCGCTGGTGGCTGCGGTGGTATCTGGCTGCAGTGGTGTGGTTTGCCCGGGCCACGGGCATGGAACCGGACTGGGATCGGGTCGAGTGGTGGATACGCCGCGGCCTGGTGCTGCGAACGACGAGGGTTGGTGATGGACGCTGCACGGATTGAAGAGGTGGCGCGCGCTGCGGCTGTCACGGCCCTGGCGGGGCTGATTGAGAGCAGCGCCGACAGCCGTATCGACCGACTGGTCGGGATCATCGAGCAGCAGGGCAAGCAGATCGCCGAGCTGGCGATGCACGTTGGCCTGCTGGTGCAGGCCGTGGCGCAGCTGCTGGGCGAGGAGGCCGGAACGCCGGTGCATGACGAAGGTGCCGAGCCGGAGCGAGTCGACCTGGACGGGAAGCCTTACTGATGCCAACCCGGCCACCCCAGCACCGCGCGGCCGGCTGGCGCCCCTACAAGGAGACCACCGCCCAGGTCCGCAAGAGGCAGGCACGCCGCGCCCTGCCCACCAACTGCTCGCTGTGGCGCCGGCTTCGTGCGGTGGTGCTGGCTCGTGAACCGCTGTGCAGATGCTGCGCTGGGCAGGGCAGGGTGCGGCCGGCCACCGAGGTCGACCACATCGACGGGGACGACAGCAACAACGCCGACAGCAACCTGCAGCCGCTGTGCCGGCCGTGCCATAGCGCCAAGACGGCGCGGGAGAACGGCGGGTTCGGCAGGGATGCCCGCCCACACGGCGGAGCTGGACGAGCGGCGAGTTATCCACCGAAAGCTGAACGGAATGGGAGGGGGGAGGGTCAAAGTTGAGGGCCTTCCTCGCCCGATACGCGCGCCCCCCTTTCTTCTCGCGTCCGCAGAATTTGAATTTCAGAAATGGGAGGTCCGATGGCTCGCCATCGACAGCCGAGGGAACTGGCCGAGCTGAAGGGCGCGACCAAGAAGGATCCGCAGCGGTACAAGAACGAAGCGCCCAAGACGAATTCGCCATTGGGCAAGGCGCCGGCACATCTTCCGACCGAGGTCGCGGTGGTCTGGAAAGAGCTGGAGAAGTGCGCTTTGCCGGGCGTCCTGACCAGCGCCGACCGTTTCATCATGGAGGTGGCGTCATCGCTGCTTTCCGAGTTCCGTGCCAACCGCGGCGAGTTCGTTGCGGCCAAGTACTCCCACCTGATCGGCTGCCTGGCGCGCCTGGGCCTGACCCCGGCTGACCGTCAGAAGCTGGGGACCGAAAAGACCCCGGAGGGCAACCCATTCGACGAGTTCTGATCCATGACGCCGAGCGAATCAGCCAAGGCATACGCCAAGGGCGTCACGTCAGGAAAGATCCCGGCCGGCGAGTTCATCCGTCTGGCGTGCCAACGGTTCCTGGATGACCTGAAGCGCAAGGGGGCCGACTGGCCCTACAAGTACGACGCCGAGAAGGCGGACCGCGCGGTGCGCTTCATGGAGAAGATGCCGCACACGAAAGGTAAGTGGGCGGCGCAGAAGCGCCTGCTGGTGCTGGAGCCCTGGCAGCACTTCATCGAGTGCAACCTGTTCGGCTGGGTCCACAAGAAGACCGGCCACCGGCGCTTCCGCCGCGCATACGAGGAGATCCCGCGCAAGAACGGCAAGTCGTTGCGACTGGCTGCCCGTGGCTTGTACCTGTTCTGCGCTGACGGCGAGGCGGGCGCGGAGGTCTACTCGGGCGCTACCAGCGAGAAACAGGCGTACGAGGTGTTCCGCCCGGCCTGGCAGATGGTCCAGAAGCTGCCGGCGCTGCGCGCCCGCTTCGGTATCGAACAGGCGGGCAACCCGAAGAACCCGGGGCCGCTGTTCGTCATGGAGGACATGTCCAAGTTCGAGACGATGATCGGCAAGCCCGGCGACGGCTCTAGCCCGCACGCGGCGCTGGTGGACGAGTACCACGAACATGACGATGACCACATGGTCGACGCCATGGAAACCGGCATGGGCGCGCGCGAGCAACCCCTGCTGTCGATCATCACCACGGCAGGCACGAACTTGTCCGGCCCGTGCTTCGAGATGCGGGGCGATGCCATCCGCATCCTGCGCGGCGAGGTGACCGATGAAACTGTGTTCGCGGCAATCTACTGCATTGACGAGGGCGACCGCTGGGACGATCCGGCGAGCCTGCGCAAGGCCAACCCGAACTACGGCGTTTCCGTGTTCGAGCAGTTCCTGCTCGACCAGCTCGCCAAGGCAAAGCGGTCGGCCAGCAAGCAAAGTGCGTTCCGTACCAAGCACCTGAATGACTGGGTCGGCGCCAAGCTGGCATGGATGAACATGCTGGCCTGGCAGCGGCAGAAACGGCGGTTTGAGGTGTCGGACTTTGCGGGCTGTCCGTGCTGGGTGGGCGTCGATCTGGCATCCAAGCTGGACGTGGCTGCCGTGGTGCTGCTGTTCGAGAAGGGCGATAGCTACTACGTCATTCCCAGGTTCTACGTGCCGGAGTCGGCCGTGGAGGAAAACGAGAAGTACCAGCAGTTCCTGCTGGACGAGCTGATCGTGTCCACGCCCGGGAACATGACGGACTACGCGTTCATCGAAGAGGAGCTGAAAGAGCTTGCGGCACAGGGCGTCGACGTGCGGGACATAGCCTTTGACCCGGCGCAAGCGGCGTACCTGATGACGCGCCTTGAACAGGAAGGGCTGCCGACCGTGGAGATGGCGCAGTCAGTGCGCAATCTCTCCGAGCCCATGAAAGAAGTGGAGGCGCTGGTCCTGTCGCGGCGCCTGTGGCACGACGGCAACGCGGCCATGACCTGGATGATGGGCAACGTCGTGGCGCGCGTGGATGCCAAGGAACACGTCTATCCACGCAAGGAAAAGATGGAAAGCAAGATCGACGGCGCGGTGGCGCTAATCATGGCCATGGGCCGCGCCATGCAGGCGCGGGACACCGGCACAACCCAACAAGGCTTCGTGGTGATCGACTGATGTTCGGACTATTCGAGAAGAACCGGCGGGCCGATGCCCGCGACCGTATCGAGCCGACGATCAGCAACCTGGTCGACGGCGAGGTGATCCAGTCCTCCGACATGCGCATGTTCGAGGTGTTCGGGAACCCGACGACGGCCTCCGGAGCCGTGGTCAGCCCGGAATCGGCGATGCGGGTTTCGGCGGTGTTTGCTGCCGTTTCGTTGCTGGCCGGCGCGATCGCCCAGCTGCCGCTGCCTGTGTTCGAGCGGGTGGACGGCCATCGCAAGCGGGCGGAGCATGACTACTGGTGGCTGCTGAACGAGCAGTTCTCCTCTGGCTGGTCGAGCGCCACCGGCTGGGAGTTCATCGTCGGCCAGATGCTGCTGCGCGGTGATGGCGTGGTGTACGTGACCCGCAACCGTGCCGGGGTGGCGACCGGGTTGATCCCCTGGCCACGCGACAGGGTGATGATCCTCAAGCAGGAGAAAACCAGCCCACGGGAGCCGACACGCCTGCAGTACACGTTCCACGATGCGGACCGGTACTTCACCGTCGACCAGGACGACGTGCTCCATTTCCCCGGCTTCGGTTTCAACGGCGTGCACGGCATGTCGGTGATCCAGTGGGGCGCGCGGAACGGCATCGGCATCGCCATCCAAGGTGACGAGCACGCCGGCAAGTTCTTCAGCGAGGGCGGCAAGCCCGAAGTGGCCATCCGAACGCCCAACAAGATGACCAAGGAGCAGCAGGACGATTTCCGCGATGCGTGGGTCAAGAAGTACGGCGGGGTGCAGGGTAACCGTCGCATTCCGCTGGTTCTGACCGAGGGGCTGGAGGTTCACGAACTGACCATGTCAGCGGTCGACCAGCAGCTGCTGGAGTCGCGTCAGTGGCAGGTGATCGACGTAGCCCGCGCCTTCGGTGTGCCGCCCCACATGATCGGTGAAACCACCAAGTCGACCAGCTGGGGCAGTGGCATCGAGAGCATGGGCATCGGCTTCGTGAAGTACACGCTGGGTCCGCACCTGAAGCGGATCAAGGACGAGTTGAACCGCAAGCTGTTCCGCACGCCGCGCTACTTCGTTGAGCACAACGTGGACATGTTCATGGCCGGCGACTCGAAGACGCAGGCCGAGTACTTCAGCAAGGCGTTGGGTGGCCCTGGCACCCAAGGCTGGATGGTCGTCAACGAGGTCCGCCGCCTAAAGAATCTGCCTCCCATCGAGGGCGGCGACACGCTCTACCAACCGAAAGAACCCGCGCCACCGGCCAAGCCGGGCGGAGATGACCCTGAAAGGAACCCTGACGATGCCGATTCCTAAGCTGCTGCAGCTGGCCAAGAACAACGCCGGCCGGTCCAAGCCCATCCGGGCGGAGACCGAAGGCAAGGAGGCCACGATCTACCTGCACGGTGTCATCGGCGGGTGGTGGGGCGATATTGACGAGACGATGTTTGCCCAGGCCATGGCCGCCATCGATGCGGACGTCATTCATCTGCGCATCGACTCGCCCGGCGGTGACGTGTTTGCGGCCCGATCGATGATGACGGCCATTGCACAGCACAAGGCAACGGTTATCGCCCACGTCGACGGCCTGGCCGCCTCCGCCGCCACTGGCATCTGCATGGCCTGCGACGAGGTGGAAATCAGTCAGGGCGCCGGCTTCATGATCCACAACGCCTGGACCATCGCGATCGGCAACAAGGCAGACATGACCAAGACCGGTGAGCTGCTGGCGAAGATCGATACCGGCCTGGCCGGCGACTACACGCGCCGCTCTGGCAGGGATGAAGCGCAGATCGTCCAGTGGATGGATGAAGAGACCTGGTTCACGGCCGACGAAGCCAAGGAACACGGTTTCGCCGACCGCGTGGTGGAGGTCGTCGGCAAGAAGAAGGCATCCAACACCTGGGATCTCTCCGCTTACGACAACGCGCCGGCTGCGCTGGCTGCTCCGGGCAGCAGTGCCGACGACGATAGCGCCATCGTTGCTCACTTGGCCAACCTGGAGCGCAAGACTGCGCTTCTGGAAAAGACCCCTGCGTAAGCGACTCCCGCCCGCAGTTCAACCCGACCGCCGAAAGGCGGTTTTTTTTCGACAAGAGGAAATAGCCCATGCCCTTCAACATTCAGGCCGAGCGGGAGCGCCGCACCGCGCTGGCAAAGGAAACCCGCAACCTGCTCGACACCAGCACCGGTGACGGCAACAAGTGGACGCCGGAGAACCAGGCCAAGTACGACAACAACATCGCCGAGATCGAGCGCATCGACGCGGCAATCGAGCGTCATCAGAAGGTCATGGACCTGACGGCCGACGAGGCACTGCGCGAGCAGGGCGTGCGTGAACACGACACTGCCAACCGCGGCGGCCGGGAGCTGTCCAACGAGATGCGCTTGTTTGACCGCTGGGCACGTGCCGGTGACAGCGCCCTGAGCGCTGAGGACTGGAAGCAGGTCAACGCCGCCATGTCTGGCAATCCGGCCGTCAACCCGGAACAGGGTGGCTACACCGTGCCGACCACGCTGGCCCAGCAGATCCTGGACGCTCTGAAGGCGTTTGGTGGTATGCGCCAGGTCGCCGACGTGTTCAGCACGGCCGGCGGCGAGCCGATGCAGTACCCAACCAGCGATGGCACCTCGGAAGAGGGTGAGCTGGTCGCCGAGAACCAGTCGGCGACCGATCAGGACGTGGCCTTCGGCACCAAGGGTCTGCAGGTCTACAAGTTCAGCTCCAAGGTGGTGACCGTGCCGTGGGAGCTGCTGCAGGACAGCACCGCCGATATCGCCGGGTTCATCGAAAAGCGTCTGCAGACCCGCCTGGGCCGTGTCACCAATCGCAACTACACCGTCGGCACCGGTGTGGGTCAGCCGATGGGCGCTTTCACCGCCGCGGCCGTGGGCAAGATCGGTGCGGTTTCGGCGCTGCCGATCATCACCTACGACGACCTGGTCGACCTGGAGCACAGCGTCGATCCGGCGTATCGCCAGCTGGCCAAGTGGATGTTCCACGACGACATGCTGAAGCTGATCCGCAAGGTGAAGGACGACCAGGGCCGGCCGATCTTCGTGCCGGGCTACGAGCAGGGCAATCCGGGCGGTGCGCCGGATCGTCTGCTGAATCGCGATATCCAGATCAACCAGCACGCCCCGGTCCCGGCCGCAGGCGCCACGTCGATCGCGTTCGGCGACTTCAGCTACTACAAGATCCGCGACGTGATGGCCGTGACCCTGTTCCGCTTCAACGACTCGGCCTACGTGAAGAAGGGCCAGGTGGGCTTCATGGCCTGGATGCGCTCTGGCGGCAACCTGGTCGACGTGGGCGGCGCGGTGAAGACCTTCAAGCACGGCGCTGCGGCTTAATCGCCTCGGCCCACGAACGGAGGGACGCCCCAGTGCGGGCGTCCCTTGGAGACGATCATGGCAAAGCAGAAGAACACCCCACCGCCTGCGCCCGGCGGTCCGCTCGGTGCGCAGGAAGCGCCCACTGCAGCAGTGGACGCAGCGGCTGGCCAGCGCGAGCAAGCGAACGCCGAAAGCCCCGACGCTGCCGCGGCAGCCGCCGTCGGTGAGCCGGCGTCGGATGAGGGCGGAGACAGCCAGACGCCCGAAACCGTGGCGACGGACAATGACGTGCCGCCACCGGATGAAGAACTGGCTCCGCCGGATGGTGAAACCGTGCCGGCGCTGGTGCTCAGTGACAACCATCTGGGGAAGGTTGGCCAGGTGATCCAGGTCAACGCGGCTCACGTTGAGGCGCTGCGCCTTGGCGGGCTGATCGACCCCCACCCCAACGCCATCAAGTCGGCCACGCCGGAGGAATGACCCATGCTGCGCACGTTGACCCCGGCGGCAGAGGAACCCGTGTCGCTGAGCGAGGCGAAGGCGCACCTGGTAGTTATCCACGATGCCGACGACGCGCTGATCGGCGCCTTCATCACCGCCGCGCGTGAGTCGGTGGAGCGCTCCACGGGGTATGCGTTGGCAGCAGCGACCTATGAGTGGACCCCGGTCGGCGAGGGCCGCTCTCCGCTGCCGATCGAGCCGGCCACGCTCGACAGTGAAGCAGGCGCCTATCCGGTGAAGTTCACGACGACACCTGGCCCACTTCCGGGGCCGCTGCGCGCGGCCGTGTTGCTGTTGCTGGGTGACCTGTACGCCAACCGCGAGGCGGTGGTCGCTGGCTCGCAGTTGGCTGAGAACCCGACCCTGGACCGGCTGATGTTCCCCTACCGGCGGGTGCTGCCATGAGGCGGGCGGGCAAGTACCGGCATCGCATCGAGCTGCAGGACTACGGCCCGGTGCGCGATCCGCTGGGCGGGGACGTGAAGCAATGGCGTAGATGGCGGGCTGACGTGCCGGCAGAGGTGGTTCCGCTCTCGGGTCGGGAGTTCACTGCGGCCTCGGCCGAGCATGGAGAGGTGACTGCACGCATCGAGATCCCTTACCTGCCCGGGGTAGTGCCGACCATGCGCGTGGTGTTCGACGGGCAGGTGTACGCGATTCGTGCGGTGCTGCCGGATGCGACGGCACGCGGGCATATCACGCTGATGGTCGATGCTGGGGTGTCCGATGGCTGAGCAGGTGAAGATCGACGGCCTGGACGGCCTCCTGCGTTCGCTGCGGCAGGCAGCCAAGGCGATTCAAGGGCGAGCCGTGCAAGCCGGTATGCGCAAGGGCGGCAACGTCATCCGCGACGACGCCCGGCGGCGGGCTCCGAGAGCATCGGGGTTCATGGCCTCGCAGATCGTCACCCGCCGGGCCAACACCAAAAGCCGGCAGCGTGCAGGTGTAGGCCAAGGCGGCGAGTACTTCACGGTTGGGGTTAAGACCGGTCGCCGCCGCAAGTATGCCAACACCAAGCGCAACCGGCGTCGCGGCCGCGTCGGGAAGGTCTATGAGGAGGCGGGCTGGGCCTATTACTGGCGCTTCAAGGAATTCGGCACCAGGAAGATGAGAGCCGAGCCGTTCCTCACGCCGGCAGGCGAGGCCAAGGGGCCGGAGGCGGCGCAGGTGATCATCAATGAAACCTGGGCGGCGCTGGACAAGCAGCTGAAGAAGGATGGCTGGCGATGATGGTTCCCCTGATCCAGTCCCTGCTGCAGGGTGATGCAGCGGTTCGGCACGTGCTGGGCGACCCGATCCGGTTGTGGCCGGGAACCGCGCCACAGGATGCAGCACTGCCCTACGCGACGTGGGAGGTGGTCGGCGGATCGCCCACCGCGATGCTGTCCGAGGCGCCGCCGGCCGACGGCTGGCGAGTCCGACTGACCGTGTGGGGCAAAGCCCTGACGCAGGCCAACGGCGCGGCCGTCGCCATCCGCGACGCGATCGAGCGCGTAGGCAGCATCGAGTCTTACAACCCGACGCCTGACAGCGACGGCGCGGACGCCTTTGGCATCTCCTTCGACGCCAGGCTCCTGCAACTGCGCTGAACCACACAACGGCAACCCACTGGCCCCGCAAGGGGCCTTTTTCATGCCCGGCGACGGGCGCAACACAAGGAAACCCCTATGGGACAGGTAATCAAGTCGAAGCATTCGCAGCTGTTCGTCGCCATCGCCGCGGCCTCGGTCATCAAGGTGACCCGCCTGCGCTCGGTCGGCTTTCCCGATGGCCAGGCATCGGAGATCGATATCTCCGACTACGACGACGACTGGGACCAGTTCGTCGCCGGCCGCAAGCAGACCGGCAGCACCAGCATTGAGATCATCTATGACAGCGTCGACCACGAGAAGCTGGAGGAGCTGCACGAGACCGGTGCCGTCGTGAACTGGCTGGTGACCGCGCCGCTGTCGGAAACCGAGGGCGTGGCGAAGCCGGAAGCTGTCGACGGCAAGATCACTCCGCCAACCACGGTGCTGTCCAAGCAGTTCGATGGCTTCGTGCAGAACTTCGCGGTGACCAGCCAGGACAACGATGTATGGAAGGCCACGATCACCATCCGTGGTTCCGGCGCCGTCACCACGCACCGCCCTGCGGTCGTCCCGTAACAGGCGGCAACGGCATCCACACTCCCGGCCCGCTTCCGCGGGCCATCTCTCTGACAGAGCGCGCGGATCCTCCGCGTGTTAGCCGTGCGCGGCCCGCGCGCCCTGTCGCCAATCAAGGAAACGGCCAATGAGCAAGACCAACGAAACCACCGACACCCAGCCGCAGCAGCCTGTGAGCATCCTGCAGTCGTTCACCAACCTGGGCATGTTCGCCTCCAAGGACGTTCGCGCCGACACGATCACCTTGCCCAACGGTGCCAAGGCGCAGTTCCACGTTCGTGAGCTGCCGGATGCGGAGTTCCGCAAACTTTGGGGCGAAGGCGACCGCGCCAAGCTGATCGCAGCGACCATCTGCGACGAGGACGGCAGGCCCGTCATGAACGTGGAGCAGGCCGCCCAGCTCAAGCCCCTGGTGGCTGCTGAGCTGCAGCGTGTGGCCATGAAGCATTCCGGCTTCGGCGAGGATGCTGCTCAAGCCCAGGCCGACGCGGGAAACGGCTAAGGCAGCGCGGCGAGGACTGGTTCTGGAAGGTCCTCGCCGGCCACCTGCATCGCACGGTGTCCGAGCTGCAGGCGAGCATGTCGCGCCGGGAGTTCCTGGAATGGTGGGAGTTCCATAAGCGGAATCCCATCGACCCCGTAAGCCTGCACATCAAGCCCGCTGCCTTCGCCGCGTACATCACTGCCTCACACAGCCAGGGCGGCACCAAGCGCTCCTTTCAGGAGTACCTGGACACCCTTGTTCCACGTTCCGAGGAGGACGAGGCACAGGACTGGTTCGATCGACTGGGATAGCCATGACCGACACCTTTGGGCGCTTTGCCGCCCTCCCGATCGGCCCGCTGCTCGCTGCGCGCGACGGTGGGCTCACTCTTGCTACGACCGCAGCAGCCGACCTCAACCGCTGCGCCCGGTCCGACTTTGCCCTCAGCGCCGGCGTTGTCGGCGTCGAGTTCGCGCTGTGGGGCGATGACGACCTCTCGGCCGTCGTGGGCTTTGTCACGGCAGCAGCGCCCCTCAGCCAAGCGCCGGGCGCGAACGGAGAGGGCATCGGCTGGGAACTGGCCACCGGTCGCCTGATCCAAGGCATTGGCGCGATCGCAACTGGTCTGCCCGTGGTCGCACTGGGCGATATCGTCGGCATGCGGGTCTCCTTCGGCAGTCCCTCCAGGCTCCACCTGTACCTCAACGGCGCGCTGGTCCACCAGCGCGATCTGCTGCTGGCCGGCCCGCTCCACTTCGCCGCGGCACTGGCTGCGGCGAAGGCCGGTGGGCTGTGCTTGGCCGTAAACGCTGGGCAGTGGGGCGCCCGCAGCGACGCCGCTGTTGCCGGTTGGAAGCTGGACCAGGCCCAAGCGCCGACCACTCGGCTGGCCGACGATGACTGGCTCTCCGCGCCAGGCGATAGCCCGGCCAATGCCCGGTACGAAGGGCTGGTGGCCGAGGGCATCAATCTCGTCCAGGAGCTGAGCTTCTGGCCGTGGGGTGGCGATCCGGTGTCGCAGACCGCGGCGGCGGAATGCGTGGTCGCCGACGCCGAGGGGCTGCTGGATGACCTGGCATTGTCCGGTGCCTCGGGGGCTGCGGTGCGCATCCTGCAGGTGGATGACGGCGGCATGCTGGCCGACGCCGCTCCGGTGTTCCGCTGTGTCATCGATCAGCTCGAGATGAACGACGACGGCAGCAAGACCCTGCACCTGCGCGACGCGCACGACTACCTGGGCCAGACCATCAACCGGGGCGTGTTCCTGCCCAACGTCACCTCGCTGGCCTGGAAGCCGCAGCCGGTAGTGATCGGCGCTGTGGCCAGCGTGCCGGCAGCTGGCGCCAATTCCGATGCGACAGCGATGTTCCTGGCCGACAGCCCGGTGCACGTAAACGCTGTGATGGACCGCGGCGATCTGATGGAAGACGGCACCTTCAGCATGGCGCCGGACGGCCAGCAGCTGCTGCTGAAATCTCCGCCCGTCACCCCTGTGGTTGTCGATGGTTCGAGCATCGGCCCCGGCATGGCCCCGGCGCGCCTGGAGCAGGCCGTGGGCGACGTGATGGCTCGCCTCGGGGCAGGGGCTTGGTCGGCAGCGGACTGTGCGGCCGTGGACGCTGCAACCGGCTACGCCGGTATCGGCTACTACGCCGGAGCGGCCATCACGGGCAGGGATGCCCTGAACGCGATGCTGCCCAGCTACGGTGTCGGGTGCTACCAGGATCCCACCGGTGTGCTGCGCTTCGTGCAGGTGGTCGCGCCGGAGACCTACCAGGGGCAGCCGGCGTTTGAGATCTCGGAAGCCGACATGGCCAGCGACCTGGTCGGCGTCCCGGACGACGCGCCCAATCTCACCCGGCGCATGGCCTACCGGCCGAACGCGCAGGCCCTCAGCGCCTCCGACCTCGTCACCGACGTAGTGGACGTGCCGCAGAGCCGCCGCGACGAGCTGACGGGCCTCTACCGAGGTCAGGTGTTCGCTGCGGGCGCACTGGACGCACACTACCGCCGCGCCGACGCTGCCGATCCGGTCATTTCGCTGTTCTGGCATGCCGCCGACGCGCAGGCCGAGATCAACCGCGTCGTGGCGATGTACCAGCGGCAGCGGTTCTTCTACCAGGTCGCCATTCGCGGTGATCAGGACATGGCCCCGCTCCCTGGTCAGATCGGCCGGCTGACCTACAGCCGCTACGGCCTGGCCGATGGCAAGTCGGTGCTGGTGCGGCGCGTAGAGCGCAACCCTGCCACGGGGGACGTGGTGCTTACCCTGTGGGGATGATGACGTGTTGATTGGATATGGCATGCCGGCGGTGGAAACGGCCACCCTCACGGGTGGAACGTGGTTGTCGACCGACCAGGGTGCGGCGCTCTTCGATGGCAAGCCGGGGCGATCGTCGCGGATCCGGCGCACCGGTTCGCTGGCGATCACGATCACCCTGGCCGAGGCCGTTGTGCCGGGGATCGTCGCCGTCCTCGGCCTCAACATCCCGCCCGGCCTGCAGGTGAGCGCTGCTGGCGCGACCGGGACCACCGTGCGACTGCCCGACGGCAGTGTCTGCGCATGGCTGTTTCCGCAGGCCAGCGCCCCGGTGTCGACAGTGTCCGTCGAGATCGCCACAACTGCCACGAACGTGGACGTGGGCGAGATTGCGATCTTCCGGGTAGTCGAGGTGGGCATCAGCGACGGCTGGGCGGTGGCCACGAACGACACCAGCGTGCACACCCGCACCAAGGGTGGGCAGGTCAACACGGTTCCTGGGCCTCTGTACCGCCGGCTGACGTGCACCTTGTCCGGCCGGCCGACGGCTGCCGTGCGCGGCGGTGGGTTGGGCGGGACCGATTGGGAGACGGTGGCGGCAGCGATCGCGGGGCGCCGGCGCTCCTGCGTTGTGCCGCAGTACCGCGACATGGTCAGCAAGGCGTTCGACCCGCTGCTGGCGGCGCGGTCGGCGCTCTACGGCTACCCGACACAGCTGCCATCGGCGGAGAACATCAGCCGGCAGTACTTCACCGGATACATGGAGTTTGAAGAGGTGCCTGCCTGATCTACAAATGGAACGGTGGCATCATTCCCCTCAACAACAATTGTTGAGGGGAAGCGATGTACATCGTGTTAGCCGTTCTTGGCATCCTGGCTGCCATCGCGGGCCTGCTAATGCTCACCCAAGGAACCATGGGAGTAGGCGCGATTGCGTTCGGCGTTTTCCTGGTCGCGTTGGCTAGATTAGTTCAGGCAGAGCGCCATCACTCAAAGACTATGGGCGAATAACCGATCAATCGGCGCCCAACCAAAAGCCCCGCCTCTTGCGGGGCTTTCTCGTTTCTGGAGCCGACATGTCCCTGTATACCCTCACCGTCGATCTGCTCATGAAGACGGGCTCTTTCGTAAAGGACGCCGGAAAGGCCGAGCGGCAATTCTCGCACTCCATGGATCGGATGCAGGCTGTTGCAAGAAGGGCGGGAACCGCCATCGGCTTGGCAATATCGTCGGGCCTGACCAGTACGACGGCGGCAGCCGTCGCGTGGTCCCGGCAGGTTGCTGAACTGAGCGTTCAACATGATCGCTTTGCCGCTCTTTCAGGCACCAGTTCCGAGGTGTTCCAGCGAATGGCAGCTGGAGCGACCGTGGTGGGGATCAGCCATGAGAAGTTGGCGGATATCCTGAAGGACGTGCAGGACAAGATTGGTGACTACGTCCAGACGGGCGGTGGCGCCATGAAGGACTTTTTTGACAACATTGGCAAACGCACTGGCGTAACCGCCGAGCAGATGCGGAAGTTGTCCGGACCTGACGCTCTGGGTCTGTACTTCAAAAGCCTAGAGCGGGCGAATCTTTCGCAAGCCGAGCTGACCTTCTACATGGAGGCCATTGCCAGTGACTCGTCGATGCTGATTCCGCTCCTGCGGAACAATAGCGCTGGATTTCGACAGTGGGCGGACGCTGCGGAAGCGGCGGGTGCGATCATCGACGGTAAAACCACGAAGGCTACGGATCGTCTGCGCGAGATGACCCAGCAGGCAGATCTCGCGATGATGGGATTGAAGGTCAGCGTGGCGGAAGAGCTGTTGCCGACGTTGAACAATCTGACTGAGTTCATGGCTTCACAGCAGACCCGGAACGCCTTCGCAACCGTTACAAAGTGGGCCGCAGAGTTAACGGGGCAGATGGCTGATGGCGCGGTCCAGATCGTGAATCTGATATCGCGGTATGCAGATCTTCAAGCGCTTGAAGGCGCGACGCCTAGTGCGCTGACCGGCGCTACCGAGGACGCTCTGAACGAGCAAATGGGCGACTTGTTCGCACGGCGGCGCTTGCTCCTTGCGGTTGAAGCGCCATCGCCGGAACGAGATAAGGAAGCCGATCGGTTGCTGGCAGAGCGACTGCGAATCCAACGGGAGCTTACGCGCAGGTATGGACCGCAGGTCACGGTTCTTGAGAACGGGCAGAGGATGCCCGACTCTGCTCTAAAGCCAGACGCCGTCGGCTACCGACCCACCGGGCACATCGACAAAGGGGCACGGGATAAGGCTGACGCAGATGCCAAGCGCCGTGCAGCAGAAGTCGCCAGATACCATCGTCAGGCGCAGGAAGCGGCTGGGGCGATGGAGGGCCCTTTGGCCGAGGCCATGGGTAAGCACCTTGGCAACATGTCCGAGTACAACAGCCTGCTCGCTGAGGGGAATATCGCGCAAGCCGATGCCAATGTGCTGATGGCTCAGAGCGCCTTGGAGTACTCCAAGGTTGCGGCCGAAGTGAACAAGGCCCTGGCCGGCCCCGAGGCACTCCTTGCGACGATGGATGCCGAGGTCGCCCTGCTCGGTAAAGTCGGGCGTGCGCGCGAGCTGTCGCGGCGCGAGATGATGAACGAGCGGGACATGCGGCAGGAGCTGCAGAAGGCGGTGGAGGCCGCTGGCGGCAAGGAAGCGCTGGCACTGTCCAAGGGGGCGGCGAGCTACGAGCAGTACGAGCAGTCCATGCTGGACGCGGCCCGAGCATCGGCCGATCTGTCGCTGCGCGTGGAGGAGGCCGCTGCCAACGTTGAGGCGTGGGCCGGCGTGGTCGTCAACGGCGTGGGCGATGCCGCCGACGCCATGGCCGACTTCGTTGCCGGCGGCATGCGCGACTTCGACAACCTGTGGGACGACCTGAAGGATGCCGCCAAGCGCGGGCTGCGTGACCTGGCCCGCGAGTTCCTGCAGCAGAAGATCGTGATCCCGATCCAGACGCAGATCCTCAACGGAATGAACGGCCAGGGCGGTGGCCTGAGCCTGCAGAGCATCATGGGGCTGTTCAGTGGCAATGGCGCCGCCGGCGGCGGTCAGAACCTGGGGACCATCGCCGGGCTGCTGTCCAAGGGCCAGGGGCTGTTCAGTGCGGGCGCGGGTGCGGCGAGCAGCGGCGCCAGCGCCGGCAGTCTGCTCGGCTTCGGCAACAACGTTGCCGCCCTTACCGGTGGCGGCGCAGCCGCAGCGGGTGGTTCTTCCGCTGCTGCTGGTGCCGGTGCGGCTGGATCTGCTGCTGCGGCGGTCCCGATCATCGGCTGGATCGTGGCCGGCATGATGAAGAACGCCGAGCTGTTCGATCAGGGCTGGAACATCGCCAACGGGGAGAGCTGGGCCGGCAAGATCGCCACCGCCGGCGCGGTGGGCCTCGCCGACAAGACGTTCCGCGGGCTGGGGTTCAATGACAAGGTCGCATCGATCCTGTCCGGGTCGAGCATCCACGCCAAGCTGTTCGGTCGCGGAGCGCCGAAGATCACCGGCCAGGGCCTGACCGGCTCGTATGGGTTCGGTGGCTTCGACGGCCAGACCTACGCCGATATCAAGCAGAAGGGCGGCTTCTTCCGGTCCGACAAGAAGTGGACGCAGTACGGCGCCGTTGATCCCGGGATCGATCGCACGTTCGACATGGCCGCGCGTCAGGTTCGCGGGGCGGCAACCGGCCTGGCCAAGCAGTTGGGCGTCGACCTGACCCAGCAGCTGGGTGGCGTGCGGGTGAGCCTGGGCAAGCTGCAGCTGTCGGCGGACTCCGCCGAGGCCAAGTCGCAGCTCGAGGCGTACCTCGGTGACATGACCAACCGGCTGTTCACCGAGGCGGTGAAGGCTGCCGGCTTCGGAGGCCAGCTGGACGGCTACTTCGAGGCGTCGGATGTGTTCAACGCGCTGAGTGCGTCGATTGCACTGGCGGTGGGCAATGCCGACGAGCTGGGCCGCGCCCTCAACGGGATGGAGGTGGACAAGGTCAACAAGGCGGTGGACTACTTCCAGGACCTGGCCAGCGTCGCCGGCACGGACTTGGCCACCCAGGTCGAGAAGGTGACGGGGTTGCTCGGGAACTACGCCTCGCTGATGGCGGACGTTTCCACGCAGCTCATGACGGGCGACCTGTCCAGCTACCAGCAGCAGGCACTGAGCATCGAGCGAACCTACCGGCAGCAGGTGAAGTCGGCCAACGACTACGCCAAGGCCCTCGGTTTGTCCGGTGCACGTGCCGAGGACCTGGCCAAGATCGAAGCGCTGCGCGCGATGAACATGGGCAAGCTGCAGGCGCAGATCGACAAGGACAAGAAGGCCATGCAGTACGGCCTGTCGATCAGCGACCTGTCGCCGCTGACGGACCAGCAGAAGCTCGGCGAGGCCATGAAGGAGCTGGAGCGGGCCGTGGCCGGTGGCGACACCAGCGCAGCCCAGGCGGCGGCGCAGGCCGCCCTCGGCTTTGGCCGGAACCTGTACGCCAGCGGCAAGGATTACAACGGCCTGTACGACCAGGTGACCGGGCTCATCGACGGTATGAAGGTCGGCGACCTGAACACCGAAGACGGCACCAGCATGGGCCAGCTGGCGGACGCGATCGAGGCCCTGCCGGACAACTTCAGCCGCGCGGTGTTCGAGCTGGTGGTGAACAACGAGTCGCAGTCCCAAACCACGGCGGCTGTGCAGCAGAGCAACGCGCTGCTGACCGACGTGAAGGGGCTGCTGCAGGACCTGCTTTCAACCACCACCCAGGGCGTCCGCGCCTCCAGCAGCAATGAGCTGCGCAAGGCACTCAACGCGAGGTAATCCGCAATGCAAGCAAGGAAACTCACGCTGGTGGAGATCGGCGTGGGCGCGCTGCCGTCGCCGTCTCCGGCGGCGCCGCGCTACTCGAACTGGTTCCCGGTCGTTCACCGGCCACCCGAAGTGCCACCGGTGGATGGGGTGACCCCCAACCCGGTGGCCGACGGCGTGCTGCTGGAATGGCCGGCTGTCGATCTGGCCGGCGTCGTGTACGTGGTTGAGCGTGGCCCCTCTCCGGAGGGGCCGTGGACCGAGATCTATCGGACCACCGACACGCGCTACTTCTACAGCGACAACACCGGCACCAAGTGGTGGTTCAAGATCACGCCGACCGTGCGCGGCCGGCCAGGCTCGGGCTCGGTCGTGGAAGCAACCCCGCCGCCGACCACCGCCGAGCTGATCGAGCAGACGGAGCGGATCACGAAGGAGATTGCCGACCGCATCGAGGCAGATGCCGCGGAGGCGGCCGCGCGGGCCGATGGCCTGGCTGCCGCTGCCCGGGATCTTCTGGCCGAGGCGGATCTGCGCCAGCGCGGCGTGTCCGACGCAATGGAGGCGATCGCGCAGGAGGCGCAGGCCCGGGTCGACGGCCTGCTGAATGAACGCCTCGAGCGCGAGGCTGCCATCACGCTGGAGACGCAAACCCGGCAGAGCGACGTGGAATCGCTGTCGCGCGCGCTGTCCGAGGTTGCGGCTGGCAGCGGGACTCAGTTCGACAGCCTGCGCATCTGGCACTTCGACACCACCGCGGAGGAGTGGACCGGCAACGGGTCACCACCGACGGTGGTCGATGGCTGGCTGCGGCCGGCCAACGGCACCGAGAACCCGTATGTTCAATCGCCGGCAGCCCTGGGCGTCGACGGCAGCGCCTACCGCTTCGTCAAGCTGAGGGTGAAGCGCGTTGGCGACGCCGCGTGGGACGGCTTTCTGCAGTGGATCACGGTGGTCGACCAGGCGTGGGACGTGGACAAGCGGGCGGCGATCCCGGAGCCGCGGTGGGACGACAATGGCATTGGCACGGTCGACGTGGCCGATATCGCCTGGTGGCCGGGTGAAGTCGACGCCATCAGGCTGCAGTTCGGCGCGACCCAGACCGTCTCCAGCTACTTCATGACCGACTGGGTGGCCATCGGGCGTCCGACGCCCGGTGCCGGTGTGGCGCTGGTCCAGGAGGAAGCTCGCGCCCGTGTAGCGGCGGACGTGGCCGAGGCCAGCAAGCGCGAGACGCTGGCCGTGCAGCTGCGGGGCGATTACGAGGGCAGCGATCTGTCCCAGGTGCCGAGCGGCCTGTTTGCTGCTGAGCGCGATGCGCGGGTCACGGCTGATGAGGCCAACGCCAGCGCCATCGAGGTGATCCAGGCGCGGATGCCTACGGGCGACGGGACGGTGGCTACGGAGGCCAGCGTCACCGAGGAACGCCAGGCGCGCGCAGATGGCGACAGCGCCAACGCTGAGGCGATCGAGCGGGTGTCCGCGAGGATGCCCGCCGGCGACGGTAAGGTGGCCTCTGCGGAAGCACTTGATGCCGTCTCGACCCGTGTGGAAGAAACGGAGGAGGGCATCCGGGCAGTCGGCGACAGAACGTCGTCGCTGGAAGCGCAGGTGACGTACAAGCACGCCGGCGATCGCGACTGGAACGCCGGGGACCGCGACGTGCGCGCGGGCGTGAAAACCTGGCAGTCCGTGATCGCCCAGGGCGACCGCGCCGTCGCCAAGCAGGTGGACTCGGTCCGGGCCGAGCTGGGGGAGTTCGAGGCCGCGGCGACGCGCTCCATCGAGGTCATCGCCACGGAGCAGAGCGCCCAGGCGGTGCAGATCCAGCACCTGGGCGTCGAGCTGGACGGGAAAGCGTCAGCGGACTACGTCGAGGAGATCAGCGCCCGGGTCGACGTAACCGAGCAGGGCATCGAGGCATTCACTGGCCAACTGCAATCGGTGAAGGCTGAGGTGGACAGCAAGGCCAGCGCGCAGGTGGTGCAGGGCATGGAGGCCCGGGTGGTCCAGACCGAAAACGGCCTGACCCAGGTATTGGCGAGGGCGTTCCTGAATGTCATCGCCAACAGTGGCGGCGGACCGCTGATCGGCGGCATGGTCATCGAGAACAACGGTCAGGTCGTCAACACCCGCTTCTCCAGCAACACGTTCGAGGTGATCTCGCCCGGAGCCAGTGAAGGGATGGAATGGCGCGGTGGCTTCCTTCGCGTCTGGAAAGGGTCTGCTCAGCGCATCATCGGCACCAACTTCGGCGCCGCCGGCGACAACCTGGTCGACTACTTCGGGCCGAACGTCGGTGCGAGTGCTGCGTCGAAGGCCAACGCTGTGATGTGGATGGATGCCAACGGCAGTGCCTACTTCGGTGGCCAGCTGTCGGCGGGCATCCTGCGCAACGCGGTCCAAACGACGACCACGCAGACCGTCGGCGTGGAGCTGGTCAACGGCCCATTCGCCACCAACGGCCGCGTGCGTAGCGTCACTGTCAGCTTCTCCCGTCGACATGTGCGCACGAAGACGACCTATGGCACAGACGGATTCGTCGCTGGCGGGGGCCAGAACACGGCGCGCGTGGAAATCTATCGGCGAGTGGGTGAGGGCGCTGAATCGTTGTGGCAAGTCCTCAACGCCAGCGGCGGGGTGAACATCCTCAATGAGACAGATGGCCCGGACAACGCGATTTCCGACTGGGGCGGATCGTTCACGGTGAACGACACCAGCACCAGCGCGCAGACGATGACCTACCGCGCAGTGATCACCAGCTTCACCGAGCAGACCGTGTCGCACACCTCCGGCTCCTTCCAGCAGCAGTCCATCACGCAGAGCCTGTCGATCATCTCGGTCGAGAACTGAAACCGCACAAGGCGCGGGCCGGCAAGTCCGGCCCGCTTTGCCGTGGGCGATCAACAGCAGAGAACAGATATGCCGCAGAAATTCATCGATCAAACGACCATTCAGCCGGACGGCCGCCCAGGCGACGACGCGTTTACCGCGTTTGCGACCTGCAACGACAACTTCGAGGATGCCGAACACCGTCTTTCCACACTGGAAGGCGGGTCATCGAACATCGGCCAGGATGTGGCCGACCTCAAGACCGGCCTCCAGCAGGAGCAGGCGATCCGGCTGCAGGCCGACGACGCGCTGGGTTTGCGCATCGACGCTGAGCAGGCCGCACGTCAGGCGCTGGCGGAGTCGCTGGGCGCACGCTTCATCGGAAAGAATCGTTTCATTAACGGCTCGTTGCGCTGGTGGCAACGTGGAACGAGTTTTACGTCGCCCGGCTACACGGTCGATCGATGGTACTTCAACGCTGGCGGTGTAGCCTCGCCAAGCCTGTCTCGCAATCCGATTACTCCAGGTGCATTCCCTGATGTTGAGTGTTTGTACTTCGCCAAAATTTCTTACGGCAACATTACGGATGCCGCAAACCACTATGTTGTATTCGAGCACCGAATCGAGAACGTGACCACCCTTGCGGGCCGCACTGCGACAATCAGCTTTAAGGTGTTCAATAGTGGGGCAGCAGGACGACAGATCGCTGTGGAAGTCGGTCAAAGTTTCGGCTCTGGCGGTAGCCCTCAGGTTTCTGGGATCGGCGCAACCAAGTACAGCCTTCCGGTGGGCATCAATACCATCAATCACACCGTCCAAATCCCATCGATCAGCGGAAAGAATGTTGGCGGCAACAATCTCTTGATTGTCACGCTGTGGGCGACCGGCGGAAGCAACTTCAATGCACGTAATGCGTCACTGGGCGCACAGACTGGGGATGTACATTTCACCCAGCTGCAGATTGAAGAGGGTTCTAAAGCCACCGCGTTTGAATACAGACCGGACGGGTTTGAGCTTCAACTGTGTCAGCGTTACTACGAGAAAAGCTACAGCATGCCTGCCCTCCCGGGGTCGGTGGCCTCGACTGCCGGTTCTTCGGGTTCATCCATTCGTACAGGGTTCTTGCTGACTGCCCCGCTTACGCAGTTCATTGTCGAAAAGCGCGACACCCCGGCAGTGACGTTATACGCCCCGCAAAGCGGAGCCTCCGGGCAATACAGTGAATACAACGCTGGCAGCTCGTTCGTTGCAAACCGTGCATGCGCTCCTACGAACGCCTCAACCCGAAACTTTGAAATTGTCATCAACGACGGATCAGGTGTGATTGGAAATACTGCCCGGTTCCACTGGACTGCAGACGCGGAGCTTTAATCATGTACCAACTCACTGAAGACCCGGATGTGATTCGCTGCGTCGAAACCGGCGCGTTCATTCCGCGCGGCCACTACCTGTGGCCCACTGCGTGGTTGGAGAGCAACACGCCGCTGCCGGCGTCACCGCCCGGCCTGGGCTTCGAGCTGCACACGCCCGCACACTATCGCTACATCCGTGACCAGGCGTTCGCGTGGATGCGCGCCGAAGCGGTAGAGCGTGGCTACGACAGCATCGAGTCGTGCGCCAGCTACTACAACAGCGGCGTGGCCCGATACCGCGCGGAGGCGCGGGCGATGGTGGCCTGGCGCGATGCTGTGAACCAGGCGCTGGAGCAGCTGGTGCTGGCGCCGCCGGATGGCATCGAGACGTGGGAGCAGGTGCGCGCGCTGTTGCCGCAGCCGGAGACGTTCGCCTGGCCGGAGAAGGCGGAGCTGCCACTGGATGGACTGACCCCGCAGCCCGTGACTTGATCCTCACGCGGCGGCAACGGCGCTGTGGCGAGATGGCATCCATGTGCTATTCCGCCGAGATCACGCCCGCCTCCCTTAGGACGGGATGGCCATCGTTGAATTGACCGGCTATCGAGACACGGGGGCGGGTTTGGCGTAAGGATGTGGGCTTTGCCAGATGGTGGATCCGAGTATCGTGGAGGATACTCAGACCAACTGTGAGCAAGAGGATCAACCGTTGAGCGCTTCCATGCTTTCGAGAATTGTCGGTTTCGATGTGCCGCAGCTGCATGAGCGCGTCGATTCCTCTACTGATGAGGCCATCATTGCGTTGTTGGATCTTGCGCCAGGAGCCCGCTGGACTGACTCTTCGTGAGGAAGTGCGAGGCGCTGGCGTCTCAGCTCTCCTTGGCAGAAGTCCGGGTTGAAGGCTCCAGGATCTATTTTTACGGGTCAATCAGCGACTCAAGAGCGCTCGCCGATGCGGTCATGTCCATCGTTCACGTGCTGAATGATCAACTCATGCGAGAAGGGAACGACGCAGCCTCGCGGGAAGAAAACTCCTAGGAGCAAGAGAGGCGCGACCAGCATTGACCTGCAATATCCGCTGCGCCAGGGTGACCACGAAGACTGGATCGAGCCGCAAGTCTGCCCTCGAGGTCGTCCAACCATTCTGCGCGTGTTCCATGCGGATCCCTGACGTAGATGTCACATGCGATCCGGACGACGGGGTCAACCTCATGGCGAAAGCTAACAGCAGGTAGGGCACCAGAGTTGAATGCCAAACTCCAGTGGGTGAGCTCGCGTTCGACGTCAACGAAATCCTTGTTCCTCATGCGTTCCATGTTCTTCTGCTATCGGGAGTGCACTGTACACCCTTCAGAACATCGGCCTGTTCATGACACTTGTTCATACTCGCGCCAATCCGGCACGGCTACGTAACGCGCTGGGGAGCACCGTGGGTTGGCAGCAGATGGCTGCATCGGAGTAAGACATGAACAATTCTCCCCAGAACCAAAACGACCGTCCCAACTCGGATGGCGAGAAGAAGCAGCCTGGCCAGCAGGGTCAGGTGGATGGGAACGAGGTTGGCGGTGAAGACCTCGCCGGAAAGCAAGGCCAGCAACAGCAGCAGCCGGGAAGCAAGGAGCGTGAACAGTCGACCCACGGCCAGGACCAAAAGGGCAGTGCTGGTCGCGATAGCCGCCGTTGACGTCTAAGGAGTGGCCGCGCCCAGCGCGGCTCCTTCTGTATCAATAGGAACGTTGATATGTCGTCCCATGCTCAAGCTGTGAACTTGATGACCAAGATCATGTATCAATCGCGCCCGGCGACCATGACGACGATGGCTCAGTGCCGGACCTGTCAAGGGCAAAGCCCTGGTGGAATGGAGTGTGCGCGGTGTTTGACTGAAAAGTTGGGGAGAGTGATTGCGAATAGAGGCGCTGCTCTTCGCTGGCTTGAGTCGTTCCTGAAAGTTCAGCGAGACGAAGCACACGTGTTCATATGTGCAAAGAGAGTTGATGCGTCAGCCTTGTAGCAGTCGCATTCCGGCCTGACATTGCGCAAGCGTATGCTCGTTACATCTAGGAGCAACGCTATGAATTTCCCGATATGCATCTACGATCGAACGGGTACTGGGCTCCGGCTTCCTTCCGAGTGGTGGATTGATCTCCAGTCAGATCTCCCCGCTCTAGTGAACGGTAGTGAGCGCATAGATCTGCCACGTTCCTCGAAAGATGAGCGCCCTCGCCTGGATCCTCAAGTTCTCAGTGATCTATCCAGACGAATCCGAGGCTCGCAATGGCTAGATTAGATCCAGCTCAAGCGCCAGGCGTGCGTTGGCTTTTCTTCCGACTTCGCAATGGGCAGTCGATCAGCCCGGCTAGGCTAATGTCTGTCTGGTGCGAAGCTACGGAATCAACCGAGTGCGCAGTCCGCCGCGAGATCATTGACGGCGCTGGCTACGTATATGCACTCTATGCACCAAATGGACTGCGCTCCCCCCGTCGTGTGGAACTGCGCATGAGAGCGCTTCTGGAAGAGGCAGGGTATGCGTTTACGATGGGAAGCTTGGCCGGGAGACATCCAGTAGACGGCTGAGTCGCGCTATACCCACGGCTGAAGGCTCCTCATCCGAGCCTGCCGCTTACTGCCTGGTAGCTGCTGCCCTTGAATGCTCGCGTGAGCCAAGCCCTGACTCCCCAAGAGTCTTGCCTACGCGGTATTCGGCGCCGTTCGTCGTCTCCGAGAACGTGCGTGCAGGCTGTGAGGTGCCTAGTTGGCGCCAATTTGCTCCGTTAGAACTGTAAGGGCCTGCTCGAAGGCGGCGGCGAAGAGTTCGCCGCCATCGTCTCGATGTTTTGCCGCGATAGTAGGTAGTAGCTGAAGCCAGGCATCGGATAGCTGCTCGCGGGACGGATGGGTCGCGACAGCCATACGCAGCCCATACTCCATGGCTTTCAGGTAACCGCGATGGACCTCGATTGCAACTTCGCAGGAGTGGAGGCGGTCCAGCAGGTCGGAGTTGCCATCGTTCATTTCGGGTCCCCGTTATTGAGCGGATCGTCCGGTGCAGGGGCGAATTGCGCCAGTAGCTTTTCGCGGCGGCGCTGATCAAGCCAGTGATGCCAGATCTCTACTTCATCCATTAGCGCTGTGGCGCCGCAAGCTGGACACGTGAGCGTGGTGCCCCTCAGATCCGTGTGAAAGCCTGCGTCCTTAGCCATTGAGGACCTCAGTCCACAGTTCTTACAGGTTGATCGCACCTGCTCTAGGCGGATGATTGCGCCATTGAGCGCAAGCAGAGGAAGGATCGAATGGATCCTGAAAGCATTGGGAGGGTGCATAGCCGTGCCACTGAGGGGCTGGACACAGGAGCAAAGGATTCTGCACCGGAGAAGAGCCGCGAGATTGCAGTGTCTGCTTCTTGATGTGAGCTTCTCATCACACCAAGATCAAGTAGACGCTTACGATTGCTTGAGTGAGTTCCGTAGTGATTGGACGCGGAGCATTCAGGCTGTCATATTCTCCGAAATTCCCAGTTGCCCTCCCGATGAGCGTCCTCAACGTTCTGCTCACCCGTGATCACTTGGTCGTCGCAGTGGACACCCTGGCAGAGGATGCACGAACAGGAGCGCATTCTGCCGGCGCGAAGCTGCTGCTGATCCCTCAGCACAACCTGGTGCTGGCCACTCGCGGTTCCACCCAGTTCTTCCTTCGCATCTATGAGCTGGCGCTGCAGGCGAGCTTCCGCGCAGATTTCACAATGGAGCAGCTATCCGCCGAGCTGGGGTTGGTCGTTGACCAGCTATGGCCAGACTACGAGAAGGCGGCAGCCGAGGCCGGACTACCGCGTGAGCAGCTCGGGACGGAACTGGTGCTGGGTGGCTGGTCGCCAAAGAACGGGCGGATGATGGCAACTGCGTATGCCAAGAGCGACAGTTCCAGGCCATCCGTCGTGCAGCCCCTGGATGGAGGATTAGCCTCTCCTGGGGCGCCTTTGGTCGGCAGGTCAGACAGCCTTGCTCTTGAAGACGTGTTCGCTGCTGGCCGGATCCAAGCGGCTTGGCTCAACAAACAGGTAGGAAGGCAGGTGGCGGGCGGGCGGGTCTTGGCTGCCGTACTGCGCAACGGGCAGGCGGTGATTCAAGATCTAGGGCCGGTATAGATCGTCGGGCGTCAGCCCAGCTAGTGCCAAGATCCTATCCTTTCTCACCTGCTCGCCCCAGAGGATCCACGCTTGGTCGACGGTCAGCAGTCCTGTCGCCCTGCAGGCTGGGCACGTGAGCTCCATCCCGCCATCTACTTCGGCAAGCCCACACCCTAGCGACATGCGCGATTCGTCCCCACATGAGCCGCATTTGGCAAGCAGAGCTTCGACTTTCTCGATCGTTCCGTTGAGGCGCAGCAGAGGGCGGATCCGAAGGATCCGAAAAGCAGTTGAGCGTGTCATGTGTCTCGCCTGTAGGGGGCTAGACACGGGCGCGAAGGATTTCGCGCCTGAGAGGAGCCAGATGCGTTGACCATACAGCATGAATCGTTAAGAACTTCATGCTGGACAAATTCTCTACGCTGGACCCCTGACCGGCAGGCAGTTCCACCCTGGGGCGCGTGAGCAGCGCCGCGCCGGCGCCCAGTCCGAACGATTCAGCCAGGTCGCCGTCGTGTTCGCAGGATCTGCGACGGCCGGTCGTATCCTTCCGGCATGCGTTCCTCCCACGGCTTCCGCACCGCCCCGATCCCTTCTGGCTGGGTCCAGACAGGTGAGCGCTGGGCGCTTTGGTACAACGGCCGCGAGACGGCCAGCGTCACGCCCGACGGTGGTCCCGGGGTCCGGCTATGGATGGAAGGCCAGAAGATGTGGCAGGTGAAGGAAGTGCGCGCGGCCAACGTCCGGCAGGCGAAGCGGTACGCCGAGCGCTGGTGTGCGGCCAGGCTCTATCCCGATCTGCCCCTGCGCCAGGCGGTTGCCCGGCTGACCGACAGCACCCCGACCCAGCCGCCACCGCCACTGCCCGGCCTGCCGCCGACCCGCGAGCAGCAGCAACAGGCCCGGCGCCTAGCCGAGGCCGGGACCGTGGAACTGGCGCGAATCAAGGAAGCGTTGGAGCCGCGCCGACCGGCCAAGGAGACCAAGCCCAGGACGAAGGATCCGATGAAGATGTGGGTGAGGACGGGTGCTGTGCGACTGAGTGGCGGCCTAGCGCACGGAAAGCGTGGGTTGTGAGGCGCGCAACAGGGTGGACGCTTGCGATGTGCTGCGGCAGCCACCGCTAACGCTATCGTCCTTTACAGGCAAGTCATTGAAAGTGCTCGTAGGGCGAGTGGGGTGATCCCGACTCGCTCCTGTGGCGGAAAGAGGATATCCTCCGTCGAAGCTGCGAATGTAGCTATACATGAATTTGGACAGGGGGATAGCATGGTCGCTGTAAAAAGGATTTTCTCGCTGAAGCTGGTTCGATTTAAGTCTGGTAGGGCGAAGGGTTTCGTAAAGCCTAGATTGGAAGACTTAGTAAATCAGCTGTACAAGGTTGCAACGACTGTCGGCGAGCGTCACGTGCCGGTTCCCCCGCCGCCGCCGAACAAGTTGGCCAGCGGAATGCACTGCCTTTGCTTGAATTGGAGAAAGGTTCGGGCCGGTAAAGATGGAGTAATGGTCGAGGTGGTGTCTTATGTCAATGGTGTCGCGCCAGAACAGACCACGCCTGACTTCGCTGCGCCTTCTTTGCCCATCAAGGCCATACCACTCACCGACCCGGCGACCGGAAAGACAAGCGAAGTTGTTCACGCCTACAGAGTGCTCTTCTTCGGCGACTGTGCCTTGATAGAAATGGAGAAGGGAGGAGGCGGTGTTGCTACTCTAGCTCTGGCCCTGACTGCCCTTTTCCGCGCCCACGTGAATCCAGCGCTTCCAGCCATTGAATTCATGGATGTTGTTGGGGCGGATCTCAAGAAATCCATCGCTGCCGCTGGCGGAATTAAGCACATATCTGCTTCTCTCAATACTCCTGCGAAGGACGCAAAGAAGCAGCCGCTCGGCTATCGCCTGACTCAGCTAAAAAAATGGGCTGGAAAGAATGCTTCCGTCAGTGCGGAAATTGAGTTTATCGACGGGGATAATATTCAGAAGGGTATTAAGGCGCTTGATGAATTTGCTGCGGGAGAGTCGCTTAACTCTGTTGTGCTATACTTGCGTGACGGCCAGAAAATCACTGGCGTAGGCAAATATGTGGAGAAGAGGAGGCTTGATATTAACCTCACGCCTTCTAATTCCTTGAATATTCTTGAAGTTCAGGCGGCGCTGTGGAACTACCTGGATGAAGTCCGCACTCCTGACAAGACCGGATGGAGACTTGTGGATTCCAACGGCATTGCACTGGGTGCTGTCCCTATCGATGGAAAGAAGAATCCATGA